CGCTTCTTCTTCCGCCGATTCCGGTTCCTTCACTTCCGTTTCAGGAGGTTCGACCGGCGTCTGAAACGCAGGAATGTTCAAGGTGAGCGTCATCGTCGGCACGCCCTCATCCGGCACCGAACAGTCGATACGCACAATACGGAACAGTTGCTTGAGCCCATTCGGAAACCGAGGATTATCCGGTGGCAGATCGCCTTCCCCTTTAGGTGACTCCAGGTAAACCTCCTGCCCCACGTCGAGTTCGAGGATCGACGGTTCCCCAAACATCGGCAATGTGACCGTCGGCGCCACCAGCGGATACGCCTTGGTCGTCAGCTCCCCCGACACGTACGCCGCAAGCGCTGCCCCTTCGATCCCCTTCTGCAACGGCGCCAACGCCGTGTGCGACACCTGCGTCTCGAGCAGCGGATACCCCGCCACTTGAGACGGCCCCCACACATCCCCCTTCGAGCGAACCCTGGTCGCGCCCGCCTGCACTACCACCCGGTCGGCCTGTTCGGTGCCGTCCTCGTCGTACTGCAAATCCAGCGCCTGCGAGAGATCGATCGTCAGCGGTTCGGCTTCCGAGCCGCGGCGCGGATAGGACAGAGTGCAGGTTGCGGTCAGCTTGCCTTCCACGTACGCGACGTCCTGGGCGTAGTCGATGCCGACCATGTACCCGAGTTCCTGCATCTGGCTCAGGATCGACGCGAGCGTCTGCTGCTGAGCTCCTGGCATGGAGATCGTGAGCCAGAACCCGACTCCCGCTTCCGCGCCGGACGCGACGATTTTGATCGGGATCGAGAACCGCTTGGCGAGCGCCTGCGAGAGCACGTAGTACGCGATACGCAGTGCAGGCGCCCCCGTGGTGGCCCACGCGTGCCCGTCAGGGTCTAGGTAGGCGGTGTAGTCTTTGGCCTGCAAGCGCTGCGCGAAGTACCCGCAGAAGTCAGTGCCGCCGAGCGCAACCTTCCCGGCGCTCAACTGGTACTGCCGGCTCAGACTTCGACCCCCATACACGAGCGTCTCGTCGATGTCTACCCACATCGAGGTCAGGTTGGGGGCGGTCGCGTTGATCCACGCGGTGCCACGCACGTCCGGATCCTCGACAGGTAGCGAGCCGGCCCACGGACCTACCCCGTTGAGCACTTTGCTGAACGAGAGACCGTTGAGCGGGAGGTCTGCGATCGGTGAGAACGAGAGCAGCCCCGCGAACCGGCAGGTGATGCGCGGGTCGATCATTAGAGCTGGTCCGCGGGTGCCCACTGAACGCTGAGAGTGCCCGCCGTGGCTCCCGCGTCGTAGGAGGAGAACTGGATCGGGTTGTTGCCGGGGATCAGGTCCCACCATGTAGAGGTTGGTGTGAGCCAGCCGAGCACGTTTTTAGGCGTGCCCGAGCGAGTCAAGTTTTCGTAGTAGCTCGCGCGGTGCGGGGTTCCGGTATCAACGACGATTTGGTGTCCGGCCGCCACAGTCGGAAGTTCGCTCGCTTTTTCAGAAGCTTCCCGCACTTCGCGTGCTTCTTTTTCTGCTTTGACAGCGGCGGTTTTCGCGGTCGCTTCTTCTTCTTCGTCTATTTTACGCTCAGCGGCTTCAGACGCTTCGGCTTCTTCGCGGTCTTTCGCTTCCTCTTTTTCGCGTTCTTCTTTGGTGCCGTGGTGTTCGTATTCCCATTTGGCTTGCGCGATCTTTTCTTCAACTTCGCGCGTTTCCCGTGGGGAGATATAGGTTTCTTTCGCTTCTTCCTTTACTTTTTTAGCTACGGCTTCTTCGAGTTCCGCTTTTTCTTGCGCTTTCGCAACAGTTTCTTCGTGCGCTTCGCGCGTCGCTTTTTCCGTTTTTTCTTCCGCGATCTTTTCTTCAACTTCAAGTTTTTCACGCGCGATTCGAGCCGATTCTTCCGCGCTTTCACGAGCGGCCTTAGCACTCCGTTCTGTCTGTTCCCGAGCGTTACGTTCTTCTTCTTCAAGCGGGATAGCCTTGGAGATCGTAAGGAACGGTTCACCCGCTATCGCTTCGTTCTTGATCGTCGGACGTGCGAGCGGACCCGTGAAGATCGCGATCGGTCGCATCTCCGAGTTGCCGGTGTTGGCGAGCGTTTTGGTGGTGGACGGGTGGTTCGGTGAGATCGTCGTCGCAACCCCGGCACCATAGATCCGCGGATCGGTAGCGTGGAATGAGAGCGTGGGCTTGTAGATGTTCGCAGCCGCATAATCCGATTCGATCTTGCCGGGGCGCTTCCGGGGACGGCACATTACGCAGAGGACGGGCAATGTCGGAAGCTGAAACCACAAGGGCATTTCGCTATCCGGCATGACGTTCGTCGCGGCGGCCAGTTCGAGCTGCGTCGCCTGGAGGGACGACCCGCCAGACTTAATCCAGAGGTCGATGAGTACGTCCCTACCGCCGAAGATGTCAAGGCCCATGAACTGCCCATGATCCCGTGGTATCCCGACGTCGCCACTGCGAATCTCCGCGAGGTCCAATCCCTCGACGTTCAACACCCCAATAGCGGTATTAGCGCCGAACGTCAGGCCGTTGAAGTACCACTGAAACGGTTCTAGGGACGGTGGTTTTTCGGCAGGTGAGGGGAACATCTAGGCTGCCTTCTGTTCGTAGTAACGCTTAGCCCGATCACGGCAGCAAGTACGGCATTCCCTACCCCCACGCCTAACGCTAGTGTTAACGGCGTCGTACGGGTGACCGTGCGGGCAGTGCGTCTTGGCGCGCTGGCGAGCCCCGCTGACTTCAGGCGTGCGTCCGCGCCGTACGTTCTCTTGGTGCGTAACGGGCTCGAGGTGAGCCGGGTGGCAACACGCAGGCACACGGCACAGATGGTCTAGCTCCAGGCCCTTGGGCACTGGACCAACCACCAGCTCGTAGGCAACTACATACGCGCACCTCGTTTTGCCGTCCATCCTAAAAGCGCCGTAGCCCTTACTTAGGGCCTTCGTCCACACCCAGCACGGTCCCAGCTCGGGCCGGTACGCAGGGACCGGCCCGTCCTTGTTGACCTTCTCCCAGAACCGCTGCTCGGTGGTTTTGGGCATAGCGGCGAGCATACTCAAGCCCCCTGGAGAAGCGGCCTGAGCCGGCTGTAGAGTTCCTGCACGACCTGCGCGTTAGGTGTAGCCATCCCGTTCACCGTCAAACTGTCGATGTGCAGACCGCCAGAGCCGCCGCTGCTTAGTGAGCTAGCGCTCTGAGACGGCGATTGTGCGCCGAGAGGCTGTATGCCGTGCGGCGCGGTAGCGATGCCTCCCTTGAGAGGAATGACCGCCTCCGGTCCCGCCTCCCCAACCATTGCTAGCGTCGGTTTAGTAACAATCCCACCAAGAGCAAACTTGATAGGAGCTAACCCTTTTTCTTCGCGCCGCTTATTGAGTTCCGCCTGCTTTAGCTGGTTTATCTGTTCCTTGGCGTGTGTCTGCGCTTCCAGGTTTTCGTTAGCGGTATCGCCGCCGCCAATAAACTGTTTCACATTTTCTATGAAGCTGCCCTTTCCTAGCACTCGGCTAGCGGCTTCTGCTACAGCAACAATACCTCCAATTGCGAGAGCGATAGAGCCAAACGTAGCGAGCAAAGGAAGCGCGGCTGCCTCCGCGCCTACCTCAGCACCCTCAATCAGGCCCATACCTACTGCGAGCGACTTCGCTAACGTCGCCATTCTCCCGAACAAAGCCAGTTTGGCGACTGCGTTTACAAGACCGATGACCTTGACGATCGGCCACGCTGCAGCCGCAAGTCCTAGCGCGACCGCAAGCCCCTTCGCCGCTACACTGTTTTTCTGGAAGAAGCCGATCAGCTTAGTTAGGTCGACCGTTAGTTTTGCGAGTACAGGCTCTAGTTTTTTGCCGATATCGGCGGCGGCTTCGTTCATAGTCGCCTTCATCACCTTTAGCTTCCCTGCTGTAGTTTCAGCCTGCTTCTGTGCTTGTCCCATACTGATCTTTGATAGGTAAGCAAGCACATCCCCCAAGGCGCTCGTATCCTTCTTCAGTTTGTTTGAGGCGGTAGAAACTGCTTCATGTGCCTTTTTCAGTTTTTCTTGTGCGACAGCAAGCGCTTTCGGCGGCGCAGAAGCTTCTGCCTGTGCGATAGACAAAGCAGACGTTGCTTTACGCACGTTTGACTGGTCAGTCGTCAGCGTTCGCTCAGCAGCCGAAAGACTTTTGTGCGCGGAAGCGACTTTGTTAGTCGCCGCAACGTTTTCTTTACTGGACTGAAGCGCGTTCTTCTGTGCAGTCTCAAGTTTCTTGTGGGCCGCCTCAACCGCTGAAATTGCTTTGGTATTTCCCTTGTGCGCGGCGGCTTCTGCTTCGATGATTCCCTTGTGCGCGGTTTGGAGTGCGGCTTCCTTCTTGGCAGTTTCCATGCCTTTATCAGAGGCTTCAAGCGCTGCCTTTGACGCCCTCAACTGAACTAGCGCAGCAGTATTAGCTGCGGACTTGGTTACTTCGAGGACCTTTTCTTCGCCTTCAATCTTTTTGATCCCGGCTTCGTTACTTTCCTTCGCGCGTTCCTGTTCGAGATTACTCAGGTTAGTCTTGGCCGCTTCTATTCCCTTAGCGCCCGTTTCGGCAGCTTCCTTAGCGGCTTCTTCAGCGGACTTGAGAGCGGCAGCCGCTTCCTTGATCGCCGTCTTCTCTTTTTCAGCGGCTTCAGTCACACCTTTCTGCGCTTCCTGAAGCGTATGCTGCGCAGCCGCAAGACTTTCAGAACCGCCCTTCAAGGTTTCCTGAGAACGCGACAATGTTTCCTGTGCCGCAGTGACCTTCGCCTCCGCCCTTTCGTGTTCTTCAGCCCCCTTCTTAGCAGCTATCACCATCCCTTCTTCCGCCGCCTTCAACCCGGTCTTTGCCTTAGCGAGCGCTTCAGTGTCTTTCACTTGCGCCTTCATTTTCAGGGAGCCGTTGTCCATCTGGACACCCATCATTTTGAGCGCTCGTTCTGAGCCTCCATACAACTGAATCAAAGCTTTCGTAGCCGTCATCAAAGGCACGTGACGCAACGCCGCCAAGTTCGCGGCTAGCCCCTCCCTCGCTACCGCTTCAGCAGGACTCTTCGTAGCGACCGTGAGCGCAGCTAGAGATTCAGCTGTTTCATCCGTCATGTTCCCGTATTTTACGCCTGCTTTCTCGGATTTCAGGTAAGCGGATTCTACCCCCGTCATGGACTTGCCTGTGTCTTGAGCCGCCAGCATCAAGCGCGCGTTCGCTGCGTCGGTCGCGTCAGCGGCTTTGAGGGTGGCGGCTACAACGACTGTCCCGATCGCCAGCGCAGCTAGAGACGCTATTTTGCTTAGCCCCGCCAAGCTAGAGCCGAAGCCTTTTGCGCTGGACTCGCCCTCCCTCATCGCGTAACCCATTTTCTTGACTGAGTTACCAAACGGGATACCGAAGCTGCCCATCGAGTTACCGAGGCTCTCGAACATCATGGCCGTCCGACCTGAGAAGCCCTTGGCGTTACTCTCGATGTCTTTCTCTGCGGCGCTCATTCCCGCGCCGCCCGCGGCCGCGCTGGCGCCCATCCCC